TCACCTCTTGCCATGAAGTAATTTTTACTGATCCAACACTAGCAGCCAATTGTGAGCCAGAAACACTAGTGTTTGCAACACCTGTTACAGTCACAGATCCAACTGAACTACTTAGTAATCCAGCTGTTGTTACAGGGTAAGCTATAAAGTCAGTTACTGTTCCTTGTGATAGTGTAGCGGTTTGTCCAGAAACTGGTTCAGTTGTTGATTGCTCTAAAGATATTGATCCAATCGATGTAGCTGCAGAACTGCCTGTAACTGGCACATCTAATCTAGGTTCAGGAACAACTTGACCTATGCTTGTTGTAGCTGCAATACCAGATACATCAATGTTAGCTAATCCTGTTTGAGACGTTGAAGCAATAGAAGTAGTTAATTGATTTTCTGATGCAAGAATAGTTATATCTTGATCAATTTGTAAAGAACTAGCTCCTTGTGTAATTGTTAAAAGACTTAAACCAGAAACTGAAAAACTTACATCAATTACAGGAGTTACACTTCCTTGAGAAGTTGCTAAAGCCTGACCTGTGGCCTCTACAGAGAAAGCCTGACCCCAAGCTAAATTACCCCAAGATCTTCTACCCCAACCTATACCAGTTAATGTAGATTCATCTACAGTGGCTGCACCTATTGATGTGGTTGCTGCGATACCAGAAACATCTTGTTGCATTCCTAATGCAATAGATTCATCACCTACAGAAGTTGTTGCTGCTATGCCGCTAACTACTTGTGTTACACCAATATCAAAAGTAGTTGAACCAACACTGGTTCCTAGTGCAATTCCAGTTACACTGACATTAGCTGCTGCTGAAACAGAGGCTGAGCCTGTGTCTGTTACTAAACCTGTTTGTTGACCCCAAGAGGCATCATTCCAGGTTCCTTGACCCCAAGTAGTAGGTAGGCCAGGGGCTGTTACAATTACAGTAATGTCTGCCACCTGGCCCTCCTTTTAAATTACGCTATTCTCAATATTGCTGCACTGGTTGTGAAAGCTGGAAACTGAATAGTAAAAGTTCCAGAAGTTGCAGTTTTCTCGCCACCAAAATCTAAAACAGCTACAGCTCTATCAGAGTTTGTATCGTTATAAATTAAAGCTCCTCTTGCTG